CTTTTAAGCAATTATTTAAGATATGGGAAATGGGATTGTTTCCCGTTGGAATATTAAAGGAAAATAATAAGTTCGTGGTTTATGTTCCTTCTTGTGCTATGGCTGAATTAGGTTGCATGAGATAATACTAGTTTTAATTATTATTTAATAATATTTTATGTTGAATGAAGATTTGCAAACAAAAAAAGCTAAAGTACAAGATTTGATTAACAATGCTCCTGAAGAGTTTAGTAAATCTTGGAATCAACACCTTGAATCTATTTTTAAGTATCAGATACCAGGTGAAGAAGGAGTGGCTACGGCTCAATTCCAAATGGATCAACTTTCTGAGCAGATAGTTGAAATCAGAAAGGATGTAGAAGATTTTAGATCTTAATAAAGAATAAATGAAACAGGTAACGCCAAAACAACAAGAAACACTTTCTTATATTGAAGGATTTATTCTAGATAATGATATACCTCCAACGCTACAGGAGATAGCAGATCATCATAAGTTAAGAATAAGTGGTATCTGGAAAAGGATAGTGGCTCTAGAAAAGAAAGGTAAGATTAAGAGAAGAGGGGGACATAGGAGCATTTCAATTAATTCCTGTAATTCCTGTGATTCCTGTGATTCCTGTAATTCCTGTAATTCCTGTAAATCCTGTGATTTCTGTAAATTCTGTGATTCCTGTAAATCCTGTGATTTCTGTAAATTCTGTGATTCCTGTAATTCCTGTAATTTCTGTTATTTCTGTAATTCCTGTAATTCCTGTAATTTCTGTTATTTCTGTGATTTCTGTAATTCCTGTAATTCCTGTAATTTCTGTTATTCCTGTAATTCCTGTGATTTCTGTTATTTCTGTGATTCCTGTAAATCCTGTGATTCCTGTAAATTCTGTTATTTCTGTAAAAAAATTCGAATGTCAGAAAAAATGTTATTTTGCATTGGCGATGAGTTTGATGGGATTGGATACCAACAAAACTATATGATTTTTAATAAAAAGGTGAAAAAAGAAGAATGGAATGATATTTTTAATTCTTTACCTACTATTGAAATTAAATTAACAAAATTGTCAAAGGAAGGTGGTTTAAAAGTAATTAATTATAAAGATGCTTGGAAGGATTGGATAGATAATGCAAGCAAAGAGGATAAGAATAAAATATTAAATTGTAAGTATTTTGATCAAAAAATATTTAAAGAAATAACAGAGCATGAATTGAAAGTAGTTTAAAAAGTAAGAATAACAGTAGGAGGAGCATTTCAATTGTGTAACAGGTATCAACTATCAACTTTTATATTTACGAAGCCCTAAGAGGCATTTAATTATTTATTACAAAACAATTATGTTTTGTAATAAAATTTCAGAACTTGATAAGATGGAAGCTAGAATAAGATTATCAGTTGAAGTTTCTAAGACTGCTAAAAGAATTGCTATATCAGATCAACATCAAATAGAACTTGAGCGTTGGCTTGATTCTAATGTTAGTGAGAGGGCTAAGCTTGAGTTTTATAAAATGCTCTCAAATAATTCTATTAAATTACAAATGCTTAAAATTTAACAAAGTATCCATAAAGGGTGAATAGTTACAATCAGGGCGTAGGAGAGGCGGTTAATACGCATTGTGGAGGTAAGTATACGTGTGCGGGCATAAGGTTTGAGGAAGGGGTGATTCCCCCTGTAATAATAAAACATGTTTCCATTGCCCAATCCACGCGAAGTTTAATGCTGGTAAATACATGCAGGTGTGAAAGTCTCTGCCTCCTACGCTCTGAATGTAAAATTATGGGATCGTGGCAATAAGACTGAATAAAGTCGAAAAGGTTAAATTCCTTTACGATCCCTGCCAATTTTAATAATTAAAAAATGTTTTATGAAAGATTATCTAAAATTTGAAGATCCAGAAAAAGGGTCAGATCTAAGTTTCTTTGTTTCGACAGATGGGTTAGATTGTATTTCTCAGATTGATTTCGGTAAAAAAGAAACAGAAGTAAACTTTATGAAAGAGATTCACAATGATGTGGCTCTAGTAGTACGCTCTGATGAGCCTTATGCTTCACTTTCTTAATTAGTTAGGTGAATGTATCACCTAAATTATACCTAAAACTTTAACTCATATACTTATGAAAAAATTAATTTGGAAGATAAAATATTTTTCCGTAATCTAACAAAACAATCATGACAAACAGAATTAAAAAAGTGATGGAGGAGGGTGTTAATATATTCGACGGAAGTTTCATGAATAATGGAGTAGATGGACTTTTATCAGAAAGATTTCAAGATGCTAAAATGTTATTAGTTAAACAGAATTTCAAACAATCGCAAAAACATCTTATAGAAGCGATTCTTGTTGAGATTGAAGAGGAGATAGAGGAATTATATGATGCTCAACCAGCTTTTATTTATCTCAAACGTTTACTTAAAGACAGTATTTCTTAACTATTAAGTCTCGTGTTGAGGCACTTAACAAATAATATTATGAATTTATCATTAGAAGCTTGCAAGACGTTGAAGGGGTGGGGGTGTGCTGTGGGGAGTGAAAATGTTTGGTATCGTCATAGAGCTATAACTCAAGATGGTTATAGTTGGGATGTTGGAGATTATCAACATGAATTGCCTTATTACAGAGAAGAATTGCATCCTAGTGCTTATGGGATTAGTTGGTTTTATTGCTACAACCTCAAAGACATCATTTGTGATGGAGAGATGGCTAAAGCTTTTTTTGGGAAAGCTTTTTGTACAAAACTAGGATATGACGAAAAAAAAGAAATTACAGGTGCGATAAGAAGAATGCCAAACAAAGAAACGCAAGCTTTACTTGATGTGTTGTTGGATATTGGTATTGATGATGGTGGTCTTATATCCCCACTGTATCATCAGTCAAATTTTGAGAATGCGGAAATTAATCTAGATAAAAATAGCCTTTGGCAGGTAGGAGATCATTTAGTATGTAAGATGATTTCAAAAAAAGAAATTATGTTAAGGTTAAAAGCTCCGTCAAAAATCCTACGCCTCCTCCAACAAAACAAACTAAAAGAAGCAGAAGATTATTTTATGGAACATACTGTTTTCAATCCAACTAACAAATAATTATGAAAACTATTTTTTTATCAAAGAAGATTAGAAAACCATATAAAGACTATACTATCCAAGAATTAGATAAACTTATGGATAAGAAATTCAAAGCTATATGCCAAAAGTATGACTGGAACGCTAACTGGATGCGTGCGAGGGATGAATTATTTGATTGGTATGAATCAAAACTTTTATTAATAAAAAAATAACTATGTCAAAAGACACATTAGAACAGATCAAAACAGATCTTAAAGAGCTTAATAAGAGAGTAGATAACCTAAAAGAAGAACCTGAGAAGGTGGGGTATTACGTTCCTATGCCTGGCGAAGATTATTGGTATGTAAGTGGTGATGGGCTAGATGGGAGAGATCAATGGAATGGTATTATGGATGATGATTTATTTAGGTTGTCACAAGGCAACTGTTTTGAAAAAGAAGGTGAAATGAAGAAATACCAAGAATACCTAAAAGCCCTAGGAAGAGTAAGGATGTATATTCTTGATAATCATTTCTTTGTGCCTGATTGGGAGGACGAAGGTCAGGAAAAGTTTTCAATTTATCTCAGGCGTGACGAAGGAGTTTATGAGTTTGATGATATTAGAAATTATTCAATACAGAGAGATGGTAGGTTACCTTATCTTCCATCTTCAGAGGCTTGTTATTACACAATCAAAAACAACAAAGAAGACTTATTAATAATATTTAACTATAATCCTTATGAAATTTAAAGCAAAGATTGGTGATGTGGTGGTGGTTGAGCAAGATAATAAATCAGTTCAATCTAAAGTAATATCATGGGCTAATGGTCTTTATACATTTGAGACTATTGTATATGATAAGGAAGGCAAAAAAAATATTTTTATAAGTATATTTGAGGAAAAAGATATCACTCACAACCTCACAACTGGGGAGGATTTTACTAATAAAGAATGATGAATAACTCTACTCAACCAATAATAATTAAACAATCTAAGCGAACTTATATCTTTCTGAAGTATTATGCCAGGAGGTATAAGGAAGCTATTATTCAATTAGCAAATCTATAAAAACTAATTTAAATTCATGAAAGAAATAATCGATGTAATGCTGGAGGCTATGGAAAATAGTCAACCACCAAGGATGGGGATTACCTTTGTAGCCCCTGAAATACTTGAATATTTGGAAAATAGTTCTTTAAAATAAAAAATACTATTAATATCTAATAAATAAATTATGGCTGAATATCAATTGACAGTAAAGCAAGAATGTTTTGCGATGAAATATGTTGAAACTAGTAATGCTAGTGAAGCTTATCGGCAATGTTATAACGCTGAAAACATGAAAAATGAAACGATAAAAGTAAAAGCTTGTTTGTTGTTGAAGAACGATAACGTAAGGGTAACTGTGGATAAGCTAAAGGCTAAACTCGCTAAAAGACACGAAGTTACTGTAGATTCTTTAACCAAAGAATTAAATGATGCTATCGTTTTAGGAACTGATAATAAACAAACTAATGCTGTTATTTCTGGTGTTATGGGGAAAGCTAAACTCCATGGATTATTAATTGATAAATCCATCACCGCTAAAGTTGAGTATGAAAATATGGGTGAACTGATTGACGCTTTAGATACTATTAAACAATAATTATGAAAATCCCTCACGATCCTCTTAAAAAAGATATTATTATCGAAAAAACTAAACATGGTAAAGAATGGTGGTATTCTTGGACACCTTTTAAGTTTAATAATAATCAGCTTTTTTGTTTTAGCTTAAGTTACGATCAAGAATATTTAGATAAAAATAATAATCCTCAAGGTATAAAAAACATTAAAGATGCTGAAGAAGTTGTAGCTGATATGATGATTAACGCAGCTGTTATTTTATTTGGAATGTTTAAAGAAAAGCTTGAACTTGGAGAATTTGAGAATTATAAGAAAAAACGTGTTTGTAAAAAGATGAAAGAAAACCTAACTAAGTTTAAAAGGAAACAATTAAAGAAGAATGTTTCTTTTGTTTCTCCACGCTTACAAGAAGAAAGAAAGAAGAAGAAAGAGAAAAAAACACCCCCTAACCCCCTAACAAAGAGAAAGAACAATAAAGAAAGAAGATATCCACGTACACAAAAATAAACGAGGCGATCAGCATCAAGTCTACAATAATCTTGCCCTCACATCGGTGACTGGTAGTAAGGCTGTGCTCAGGGTTCTTTATGGATAAATAAAAAACCCTATCTTGTGAGTTGCGATTGCATATCTCTATTGGGATTTCTCTCCCAAATTACAACCCACAAGGTAAGGTTTTTATTCTTTAGAAATATGCAAGTGCAAAATACTCTATTACTTACTACTTTGTCAAATGTTTTTATTGACATTATGGGGTCACTATGATAATATAGAGATGCAACTTGGTTTACAGAGCCTTTGTTTACAGAGCCTTTGTTTACTTCCATTTTCAGAGGTTCTGTCGACTGTCTATTTTCTTTAAAAAATCTTTATGTCAAAGAGTATAAATAGTTTTGTAAGTGATTTTGTTGAAAATACAGAATATGTTTACAATGGATTAAATTAATTGATAAACTTTCAAACGCAGTGTATATTCATATTGAACACTAACATTATTCAATATGTCATTTACACGTCAAAATATTTACGATGAAGCCTTGATGAATTTGAACGATAGCACTGAGCAATACTTCACTCCTGCCAGAAGATTAGCTAAATTTAGTTCGATATTAGATTTAATTACAAATGATGTAGATTTTCCTGAATTAAGGAGTACTTATGGGCAATATGCCAAATCAAGTACTAAGTGGGATGTCACAAATACAGTAGGAACGACTTATAGATATGCTTATGCTAGCGGATATCAACCTCGTGTAGATAACCTCTCTAGTGGAGACTCATTGCTAATTAAGATATCAGGAGCGGATGATGATAATAACGGAACATTCACAACTACAGCGGTATCAAGTACTTTAAAACTACTTGATTATTTTGAGATTACTAATGCTGATGGGGTTGTTGAGAGTGGAGTGCAGACTCTTTCAGATGGTTATGTGATGTTAGGAGATCTTGTGACAGTAGATAAACAACTAGATTATCCTGCACCTTCAACTTTTCAGAAATTAGATGGAAAGAATATTATGGTTGATACTCTTAAGTATGGGCTTATTTCAGATAATAAAGCTGTTAATGAACGAAGATTTACAGCAGATAGAAGAACTATATATTTACAAGATGGAAGGATTAATTTCGTGACTAATCCAACAGCAGGGAAGAAAATAAATATGGTTTACTTCAGATATCATGAGGATATTACCACTAATTCTCAAACGCTTGAGTTTGGGAATGAGGCAAAGAGAGCTTTTGTTAGAGGGTTAGAATGGAAGTTTTATGAATTAGATGCAGCAATATCTCAACAAGATACACAATTAAAGAAACAAGAGTTTGATAATGAACTTATTGCACTCAAGACATATTTACAACACCAAAGGATTTTAGATCCTATATTTAATATGAATGATACACCAGATAATTCTTTTAATGTATAAAAAATGGCTAAAGGAAACGTACTACAAAAATCTACCAACAACTTTGCTCTTGGGATGAATACTCGTATTGCACCTCATTTGTTGCCTGATGGCATGAGTCCAAATATGGTTGATTGTGAGATTGATACCACTGGAGCGATAACTAAAACAGCGGGTTATGAGATTTTAGGAACTAAACAAACTGATTTTTCAAATGGAGTTCAAGATATGGGATTATTTCAGAAGTCAGATAGGACTCAAGTAATAATGTCTAATGGAGGAACGAAAGTAAAATATTACGATACGGTAACTGCTGATTGGATAGATTTACCAACACAACCAGCTATTACAAATGCAGATGAAAAGTTTGCTTATCAGATGTATCAAGACAAGATGCTTTTATCTTCTCAGTCTCATTATTGGGAATGGGATGGTTCAGGTAATGTAGTTGATAATGGAGGTTCTTTAACAACAAAAGGGGATTTGATGATGTTAGACGGTGAGGTAAATAGAGTATTTAACGCTGGAGATGAAGATAATCCTTCAACTGTTTATTATACTGCTGTTGATAGTTATACTGATTTTGCAGGTGGTAGCAGTATCAAAGTATTTGAAGATGATGGGTCTGGTATCACAGGGTTATTAATGGAGTTAAAAGCACCGTATGTCATAAAAACAGATAAAATAGTAAAATTAGTTTATGATTATACTAATTCTTTATATAGAAAAGTATTAGCAGCTAATTACGGATCAATTGGAAAAAGATCTTGGACAAAAGGAGCTAATTATATTTATGTATTCACTGGGTCAGAAGTAAGGGCATTAGGGTTTTACGAAGGTTATTCAACCGAGAGTAGAACTAATGATTTTTCTTTTGATGTGAAGCCGTCAATATTATCCGATATGAATTTAGATTATTTAGCAGATGCTATTTTATATTTTCATGATAATAAACTTATTCTGAGTTATGTTTCAGTAGCTCAAGATAGTTTTGTTTATGATAAACAGTTAAGATGGGATATGAATTTACCATTTATACAAGATTCAAGTGCTGTAAGACCTGTTTGCTCTGGGTTTGGATCATTCCCAATCAAAGCACCATTAAGTAATCTTCTCACAAGAGACTTTTACTTTGGGGATAATTTAGGTAATATAATGATATTCAACGCTACCTTTTCTAAGAATGGAGTAGCTTATACTGGTACATATGAAACAAATGATGATCCGCTCAATCAAGACGTTCATCAATATAAACTTTCTAGATATAAAGAATATGAGTTTGAAAATGTAGTTGGGACGATAAAGGTGACGGTAAAAGGAATTACAAACAGTGAAGTATTAGTTGACTCAGTTACTTTCAATGTTGGTATTAGTGCTGGAACTGGAGCTTGGCATGAGTTCTCTTGGCACAATGCTGGATGGCATGGGGATGTGAGTTCAACACAAACAGTACAATATATTAGGGATCGTCAAAGTATGAAACCAATCGTAGCTCAAACTTTTAGAACTGTCTTTGATTCAGAAAATCTAAATGAAGGCTTTACGTTATTGAGTCATGGTTTTATATTTATACCAAGTAGTAAGAAAAGATATCCGCCAGCTTATGTAATTCCACAATAACTATAATTTTATGTCAGTATCAACAAAACAAGTCGAGTATTTTAAAACAACATTGACAGCAGATATTACTACTGTTGGTGCTTTATCGTTGATTTGTGCAAAAACAGATTTGAAACAAACAGGATGGGGAACAATATTTAAATCAAGTATAGCTTCAGGAGAAGTTGTAACATGGAGTGTTAATACTGCAGGAACTTTAACTTTAGATGGAAGAGGGCTTGATGGGTCAACAGCTCAGACATGGGATAGTCAGGATAATTTCTGGGGTATACCAGCTGGAGAATGGGGGGATCAAGTAAGAACAGATCTTTATGATTTAGAGAATCAAATAGTTGGAATTACTTCAGCAACAGCAGTGCCAGATATGGCTATTACTGACGCAGGAGGAATTACAATAAATATTGCTAGCGGAGAATTTATGTTAAATAGTACAGGAGCGTTAGTAACTTATGCTGGCGTATCTGGACAAGCTTTAACTGATGACGCAACAAACTATATTGAATTGACAACAGCAGGAGTATTAAGCATAAATACTTCAGCATTTACGGTAGGAAATATTCCTTTGAATATTGTAGTAACAGCAAGTGCAGATATTTCTACATTATCAGATAAAAGACCTTTCATAACTGGTGGACTTTATGGAGATATATTAACAACAAACGGAGATACTTTTGAAAGAATATCTGGAGCAGTTACTAGAATGCCTTCTGTTCCCGCTACTTTAGTGGATGGAGCAACAGTAACTGTAGATTTTGCAGTAGCTAAACAGAATGTAGTAGTTTTAGGAGGAAATAGAATAGTAGCAATCAGTAATGAATATGATGGAGCTATTAAGCTTCTTACTTTAAAGCAAGATGGAACAGGATCAAGATTAGTAACATGGAAATATTCCACAGAGACAGTACCTTTTACAGCAGTAACGGCAGGTAGTGATCAAATAACAGTAACAGAGGTTTATACAACAGGAACGAAAGTACAGATAAGCACAGATGACACTTTACCAGCTGGTCTTTCTGCAAGTACTGATTATTATTTAATTTATGTCAGTGACACAGAAATACAATTTGCTACAACAAGAGCTAATGCTTTTGCAGGAACTCAAATAGATATCACAGATCAAGGAGCAGGAAATCATACAATAGAGAAATATGCTCATTATGACGGAGGAACAGCTCCTTCATTAACAACTACGGCATACGCAGAAGATTCTTTTGTTTTACATTATAGTAATTCTCAGTTAAAAGTAATTGGTGCAGGTTTAGATTTTAAATAATATATTGATATGGCTTTAATAGATGTTGGTTCTGCAGCAATTGCTCGTGACGGAGGTTTTGCTCAAAACACTATAATTGACGGGAACAATGCTTCAAATAGGAGTGGTGTAATAGATACTGTAAAAATTTATTGCACAACCAGTATGACAGGAGTGAAGATTGCGACTTTTACCCCTAATGGAGCGAATAGTTTTACCGCTGTTGATTCGGTATTAATAGGGGCAGTCACTCAAGGAGCAGAAAGAACATTTTCAGGTTTATCTTTAAATATAAATGCAGGTGATTTTATTGGTATTTACTTTCCTTTTGGGGGTACTATGGAACATGGAAATACTGGAGGTACAGCGATGTATTATTTAGGAGGGGATCAGACAACAGGGACAAATACTTTTAATGCTTTAGCTAGTCATATTTTATCATTAAATGGAACTGGTATAGGTCCAGGAGGTGCAGGAATTTTATTATTAAATCTTAATTAAAATGGCAGATAAACAAAATACATTTGATAGATTAACCAATGAACAGAAGAAAGGTTTAGTTGAGTTTGTTGTGCCAAAAAGAGGAATGGATAAATTCAGAGCTCAAAGAGAGTTTAATAGTAGTCCAGGATCAGATAGGAATGAAATATTTTTAAAACATTTCAGTGGAGAATTAGAAAATGCAATCAATAAATTTGAAAATATAAATGATGATGACATAACAATAGCTTCTAATTTCGCAAAGAGCATAGAGGGAAGAGCTAATACAGCAGGTCAAGGATTCTTTGGGGCTTTAAGTGGAATAAGTGAGAAGGGAAGGAAAGCTTTCTTTAGTGGCACAGGAAACGGATCGGCTAGACAATTGGCTGGTGGTTTAGCTGGAGTTAATGCTAGATCTTTCAAATCAAAAAACTTATCTCCAATTGAACAATCTCAAATAGATAAAGCTAATTTATTACAATCAGGGTTTGATGATCCGAATGTTTTTTTAGGAAATAATGGAAGAGAAATGAAACAATCAGCTAGAGATAATCAAAATCAGTTAAGTTCTAAGCGAAGAGAATTAAGAAGGCTAGGTAAACCATCAGTAGGAGAGTTTAATAGAGGTGTGACAAGTACTCCTATCGATACAGGTAGACAAACACAGTTACAGAGTGATATAAAAGGTTTGCAGAATTATAGATACAATCCTACAGCTCAAAGAGGATCTTCAGGAGCAGTTGGAGCGTCACCAACACCTTCGCCAACTTCAACACAACAAACAACAGGAGCATCACCAATATCTTTTGCTGGAGATGCTTTAGGAGGAACTCAAGCTGTAGGAGATATATCAGCACCTAGAAAGCTTCCATCTTTTGGAAGACAGCGTTCATTACAACGATTTGTAACATTTTAAATTATGCCAATACGAAAATTTCGAGGAACAAAAACGAGTGGAGGAAAAATAACTAATTTCAATGGTAGACAGAAAGTAGCTGATATTAATGTAAAAGAGAATCCAGTATTTACGGCTTCTAAAACAGGGATTAATCAATCAGTTGATGATCTTACTTCTCCAGCACCATTACCAGCTAGAGCTTCAACGTCTGAGATAAAAGGACGTGGAGTTGTTTCTGATAGGTTTAATGAGGCACAAAGAGGAGCTTTTAATGCTGAGTTCGGAAAAGATACAAAAGCTCATAGAAGAGAATTAGAGAGACTTGGAGGTGGTGGTGAATTTAAATCATCTTATGGAAACGTAGGGGAAAAGATTAATTCAGAAGATTTTGAGACTAGAGATAGAGGAGTGAAAGAGGCAAGTGATTTAGGGATAAAAGTAGCTAGCACTCCTAAAACACAAGTTGCTACTAGCTCCAGTACATTTGACTCTAATCTTACAACTGAATTTGTTGATTATGATCCTAAATTAAAAGGAGTTGATAGAGATATAGCTACATTTGCAGCAAGACAGGGTTTCGATCTAGATGACCCAAAAACACTTGAACAATTACAGTTTAAGTTTGCAGAAGATAGTTTGAATGAAGATTTTAATAATCAAGTTGCTTTGAGACAAGATCAAAGAGGTATTTTGGAAGATAGGTTTGGGAATGATATGGATATGTTAGAGCAAAGAAGAAAAAGGGCTTTGGTAGGTCAAGAATTACAAGAAGACGAAGCACAATACATCTCTGGTCGTTCTAAAGAAGACTTAGAAGATCGTGTTGATGATGAGGTGGCAGATTTAAGAGATGCACAAACAACGGCTCTTAAAAAGGCTCGTATAATGTTAGGTAGTTCCGCTGGTGATCCAGCTGGACAAAAAGTATTACAAGGAATTAATGATGATTATAATAAGGTTATTAGTAGAAAACAGGAAAAGAGAGATAAACAAGTATCTGATATTGTAGCTAGTGATAATTTCACAGCTAGAGGTTTTTCTCTTGCTAGATCTGATATTGAAACAACAGCTCTCAATACAGCTTCTAATATTGGGATGAATTACATGAATAAAAAACTTGAGATAGAGAAAGCGTATGCTGGTAATACAGCAAAAATAAATGAAGCGAAGAGAGGGGCGTTTATTAGTATGGTAGAAAAAACAAGATCTGTAATAGCTGAGAAAGGAAGGGAGGAAAGGGAATTAGAGTTGCATGAGTTGAATGTTCAGAAGTTGAGACAGGGGTTAGCTAAAGGTAGTGTTTCTACCACAGGAACAGTCGGGAGAAGTAGCTTTGGTTTTGATGCAGGAACGGGTGAATTGACATCAGGAGAAAGTGGAGGATTTATTAATAGGTTTGGAGAAAGCGTTCAATTAAGTGGATTAGAAGCTAATGCCTTGAAAGATCCTATTACTCTCTCTAAAGGAAGTGTTAATTTAAAAACTAGAACTGAGATTTTATCCTCTCTTGCTGATAAAGGATTTGACACTCTTAAATTTATTAAGACTAAAAACTTTGATGACAAAGATTATGATAAATTAGTGGATTTAGCTCAGCTAAGAAACAGAATTGACGAAATGAAAGAGTTGAAAAAAACAGTGAATACTGGGGGGATTGAGACAGGATTCTCAAGGGCTAGGAGGTTTATTGGTATAGATCAAGGGTTAGATGATTTTAATGAATTAGAAACTATTACAGGGAAGTCTTTATCTGAATATATTAAGCAAATTTCAGGGGCTGCAGTTTCTGAGCAAGAAGCCGATAGGTTAGCTAGAAATATTCCAAATATTGAGCAACAGGACGGACAATTTGATAAATCTATAGAAAAATTTGAGCAAGATTTTAACGAAACTATGCGGGCTACAATCTCTCAATTTGCTCTAGGAGATGAGAAAGGTTTAAGGCAGTTTGTCGGGTTAGAGAAAGCACAAGCAAGTCCTCAAGAACAAGCTCAACAACAATCTCAAAAAGAAAAGAAAATTAATCCTCTTAATCTAGATATTAACCCTGAACAGTTATCAGGAAGAGATGTAGACCCTTTAGGTTTAGGTTTTTAAATTAATAATAAAATAATCATGGTTTCAATAGCTGATTTCTCAAAAAAGATCAAACAAAAATATCCTCAATATGCTAATGTTGATGATAACACTTTAACGTCTAAGATAATTTCTCAATACCCACAATATAGAGAGCAAATAAATAAAGAAGAATTATCGGTGTTGGGAGAGAAAGAAGAAAAACAACAACAATTAAAAGGTTCTGATGGTAATATGTATAAGAATGCAGTTGCTCCAGAAGTACAAAAAGAAGTTCCAGAAATTCCTATAGAAGAAGAATCTCCGTTAACTTTTGGTCAAAGATTTAAAGCTAGTTTTGCTAGCGAAGGGGGTAAAGAGAGTCTTTTTAAAGAACTAGGATTTGAAACAGAAAAAGATGAAGAAGGAAATATTATTTTATCAAAAGATGGCAAGAGATTTAGAGCAGATGAAAAAGGGTTTAGTTTAGGTGACTTAGCTGATTTAGCTGGGGACATACCTGTAGTTGCTGGTGCTACTCTAGGAGGTATAGGGGGTGCTGTAGCTGGTGCTGGAATAGGGTCTGTCCCTGTTGGGGTTGCTGGAGCCGCTGGAGGTGCCGCTGCTGGTACTGCATTAAAACAAGCAACTGGTCGTTTATTAGGAGTTAGGGAGACAGGAGTTGAGGGTTTGAAACAGTTACCAAGTGAACTTGGTGAAATAGGAAAGGAAGCTGTTATTGGTGGGGCTGGTGAATTAGTGGGTGGAGCTGTAGGAAGAGGGTTAGGTAAGTTAGCTCAAAAGTTCGGGAAACCTTTGGTTAGTAAATTCGCTAGAGTGATTGAGAAATTTAAATTACCAAAAGCATCTACTGGACAATTAGCAGGACAAGATAGTGCTGCTGCTGGAATAGAAGGTATATTACAACAAACTCCATTCGTAGAAGCTTTTACTAAAGGAAAAGCAAGATTGAAAGCTGGAACTGAAGCTATTCAAGATTTTATAGGAACAGGAGGCGAGAGGTCTCAAGTAGGGCAATCATTCATTGATGATTTAACTAGATATAAGAAGTCAGGTCAAAAAGCATTCGGAGATTTGTTTGATAAAGTCAAACAAGTTGAGAAAGGTGTTAGTTTGGTTGATGATGCAGGAAAAGTGGCGGTTCATTCAGATTTAGAACCTTTAGCTAAAGAAGCTAGTAAGTTTAAGAGTGCTGATGAGTTTATTAATAGTGTACTACCTAAACAAAATAAATATTCAGAATTAGTATTTTTAAAAATTAATGAATTGAATGATTTTGTGAAATCAAAGGGAGGTAGAAGTCTTTTAAATGTTCCTGATAAAATCAGAAATACTACAGAATTTAAAAACATTAATACTAGTTTACGAAAACTGATAAGCATGGAAAAAGAAGTAAGCAAATCTCTAGTTAGTTCTTCTAAAAATTTAAATAAATTTGATGCTAAAACTAGACAGCTTTTAAGAAAAGGAGATATAACTAAATACCAACTAAAAGACATCTACAACACAGCAAAAGGAGGGGCTAAGCAAGGAGATAGTCAAATCAAGTCAGCATTGCAAGGATCTATATTGAAAGAGGTAGATGATGCTGGATTATCATTAACAGGAGGAGAGAAAAGCCTTATAGATGATGTGTATAAGAAAGTTGGAGAAGCTACATCACTAAAAGACTTTAATGATATTACTAAATTCATAAATACTCAAACAGGGTTTGGGGGTGAGGCAATAGGAGACAACATAGGTCGTATAATGGGTAAACTTAAAGGAGAAATATCAACTCAAATACAAGCTGGGATCAAAAAGGTTGACCCTAACTTATCAGAAGTTTATGGAGCTTTGCAATCTCAGTATGGACAGTTCAAGGGTGTTATAAATAAAGCTTTAACTAAGAATTTAAAAGAGAATCCAGAGAAAGCAATATCTAAATTCTTTAATAAGAATAAGATAAAAGATTTAAGACAAGTTAAGGAATTAGTTAGTGAAAAAACGTTTGACCAAGCAAAATCTGTATATCTGAATGATCTTGCTCAGTCAACGAAAGGATTTAGTGCAAAAAGCTTATTGTCTAAAATGAATAAACTTGATGACGAGTTTATCGATGAACTATTACCAGGAGAGCAAAAGGAAATATTAATGGAACTCGTTGATTATGTTGATTCAATTCCAGGAGACTTTAATACAAGTAAAACAGCAATTACAGGGTTAATGTTTAATGCATTTAAACAGCCTGTAGAAACTATTAAAAGTGTCTTAGGTTTAGTTGGTGCAGATGCAGTAATATCAGGAGGTCAAAACGCTTTGAAGACTGCTTTGAGAGGTATTGATAATGAATTTGCCAGAACTCTGATAAGAGTTTTTACTCAATCTAAGCTAAGATAATAATTATGTGCCTCTTGCATGGTTTCGTACAACCCTATAATGGCATTTTGATTGTTTTCTATTAACCCATTATTAGCAACAGACATTTCCTTTAAAGAGGTAAATAGATTTGAATTATCTGTTGGTTTAATTTGTTTTGGGATAGATAAAAACAAAGTAATAATTAATAAAACAATCACGGCGTTAAAGATTTTTTGAAACATAAGGTTTGGTTAAATTGCTGCACATTCTACCATCTTTAAAATAACAATCATAGGTTTTGAACAAGATTAGTGTTCAATAATCCTTTGAAAATGTAAATATTTCAATATATAGTGTTATTTGAATAACAAACACACTATGAATAAAGATCAACTTACAAAGTTAGCTAATAAAGAATGGAGGATGGGGCGTTTTTACTATGTGAAGAATAAAGACGGTGATAAAGTAGTATTTACTAGGAATAAAGCACAGGCTCATTATGCTAAGAACTTTCACAATAGGAATATCATATTGAAGAGCAGACAATTAGGATTTACTACAGACATATCAATTGATATTTTAGATGAGACTATGTTTAACAAAGACAGAGATTCTTTGTTTATTTCTTATGATAAAGATTCAGCAACAGATATATTTAAGAATAAGATAAAGTATGCTTTTAGTAATTCACCAGCAATAATAAAGAATGGGTTTACTCTAGATCAAGATAATAAAAATACTCTAAAACTAGGGTTTGGTGATGGTTCAGAGAGTTCTATTTATGTAAGAACTTCTGGACGTTCTGGAACTTATCAGAGACTTCATGTATCAGAGTTTGGGAAGATATGTTTATTATACCCGCATAAAGCAAAAGAAATATTGACAGGATCAATTCCAGCGGTTAATAGAGGTCGTGTAGACATAGAATCAACAGCAGAAGGAGAAGAAGGAGCTTTCTATGATATGTTTTGGGATGCTTGGGGGAAAGAGCCAACCAACCCTATGGAATGGAAAGCACACTTCTATAATTGGCAATGGGATGAACAGGAAATGAATAACATCAAAGAACCCATAAAGGGTTTGCCAGATAAATTCATAGAATATCAGAAAGAACATAGTTTGACAGACATTGAGATTACTTATTTATATTTGAAATGGTTGACCTTAGGTAAGAACTGGGCATTATTACGCCAAGAATACCCTACAACACCTGAGGAAGCTTTTAAACAACAAATTGAGGGGGCTGTGTATAAAGAGGAGATGATGCAGATGGATAATGATAATAGAATATGTTCTATTCCTTATGATCCTTCTCTTCCCGTATATACTTATTGGGATTTAGGACTAAGTGATGAATTAGTAATAGGATTTGTACAATATTTTGGAAAAGAAATTAGGTGGATTGATTGTTATCATAATAATGACAAGAAATTAAGTTATTATTTTGCAGTTATGAAAGAAAAGGGTTATCAGAAATATGGTGGGCATATTTTGCCTTGGGATGCCAGAACAAGAAGATTAAGCGATAAAAAAAGCACGTATGATGATTTTCTTGAAGAATCAGTTAATTATCCTGAATTAAATCTTAAAAGAGTAGAAATTGCTCCTAATAAAGCTGTTGTTGAAGGGGTGAGAGATGTAAGAAAATATTTCAGTCAATATTGGTTTGATAAAAATAAATGCTCTATTTTTATAAGAATGGCTAGAAAATATAGAAAGAAATGGAATGATAAATTAGGTAAATATGATGGGTTTTTACATGATGAAGCTAGTCATTTTTTAGACACGGTAAGGATGCAAGCGGTGAGTCATAAACCCAACACTACTAGCAGTTATACTCCACCTTCTTACTCAACCGACCCTTACCGAGATCCTATAACAGGTTTTTAGATGGAACAACTTATTAAAATAAATATGAAACTAATTGATGCAATGTTTGTTATAAGACGGCAGTTCTTAAGTAAACGCAAATCTTGTTTATTTTGAAATGATATTGTATATTGATATTGAACACTAAATTTGTTCATTAACAATATAACCATGCCTGAAACGCCTACAGATACGACTGAAAACACAGTAACAAACCCAGTTTATACAGAAACACAGGAAAGAGCTTTGAAATGGGTTGAGGATTATTTCACAAATTGGGAGACTTCGACGCATGATTTTATGGAGAAGATGAAAAGTATTCAAAAGATAGCGTGGGAATTTAAGAAGTTAAATAAAGTTGAAAAAGACAACAAGACGCTCATTAATACTTCTTTTAAAAATATTCAAACAGTAAAGGCAAATGTATTCGCTCAAAGACCTAAATATCAACTAATTCCAAGAAATCCTTTAAAAGAATTAAGCAGGCTTGATGAAGCTAAAGATCTTTTAGATTTTCAGTGGGATGATTATGACACTGACGCTACGGTTAAGTCAGTTGGTGATTATACTTTTACATTTGGAACGCATGCTGTTTTTGTAGGAACTGATATTGTAAGAAAACAAAGAACTAAAAAAGATGAACAAGGAAAGGATATGTTTGATCCAGTAGGAAAACCAATAATGGAAAAATACATAGCCAGAGATACTGAGGGAATGAAACATATACCAGTATTTGATTGGATGGTAGACCCAAAGTATCAAAACTTCCAGAAAGCTCCTGGGCTAGCTTATAAAGAACATAATATATTAAGAACTGATCTTGAAACTAGTGGATTATATTTCAATTTAGATTCAGTAAAATATTTAGAAGATGTTCCTAATAATCCTAATGTTGATGACAAGAAAAGTGAAACTATTGAAGATGGAGAGGGAGTAGATACTGGAACCATTACCGAACTCGCTAAAGTTGAAACTGTAATACATTATTATGGATTATTTGAAGTTGAAAAAGGACAAACTCCAGTTGAGTATATTATCAGTGTAGCTGGTGCAAGTGGAGGGTTTGAGTTAATTAGATTTGAAGAGAATTTTTATCAGGATGAAGCTAAAAAACCTTATAGACCATTTGCAGATTGTCACGATATAAATAATCCGCTTTGGTATTACGGGGTAGGTGAAGTTGAACAAGTACAGGGATTACAAGCTGTTATCAATACATTCTACAGACAAAGAATGAAAAATGTTGATAAAGTCTTAAGACCTAAGAATATAATGTATGAAGGAAGTGTAAAGAATCCTGATGCTTTAGAAACTGATGAGGCAGGAGCTATAGTTATGATGGAAAGAGGTTCACAAGCCCCACCTCCTTCTACGTTAGCTATTCCAGATGTAACAGCTAGTATTTTTAATGATATTCAATATCTAGAAGGAGAAGCTAGTAAAGTGAGTGGGATAGGGGAACAATCTCAGGCTGGAGCTAATGCAGGAACAGCAAGGGAGGCTGTTTTAGGTGCTGAAGTAGGTAATAAGACTTTTAATCAGAAGCTAAGAAATATCGAATATTTCATTAAACAAATAATGAGAATAAGGTTGTATCAGAATGCTCAATTTATGAGTAAGTCTAAGAATATACCTACTGGGAAAAAGAATAAAAACAATTTTAAATCTATCAGACCATTCCCTTTAGCTGATGTCGAAATTCAAATAGAGAAAGATTCAACTAGACTAAAAAATAGTGTAGCAGAACAAAATAATGCTAACTTAATAACGCAAGCTGTTAATAATTATATTTCTCTTCCTTTAGAACAAATGTCACCTGATAAACAAGCAATGGCTAAGTTTAGTTTGGAAAAAACTTTAACTTCTTTGGGAGTAAATGATATCAATGAAGTATTTGGGATTGATGAGGAAGCAGAGAAAGAAGGTCAAAAACAAGCAGAGAATGAAGAGACAGTAACAAGAATAGATGAAGAGAATGAAGCTATGGGAGGTGAAGAACCAGTACAAGCTGAGAGAAATCAACCTCATGATATGGAAATACAAGCTCATGCAGATTTTGTAGTAAGAGAAGAAAAAAGCCTGACTCCTGAATCACAAGCAATCATAGCTGAACATATTTCACAACATTTAACTTTTAAAGATAAGGAAGGCATAACACAAGAACATCAGATACAATGTTTCAAATGATGGACATTATGTGTAATATGGTAGGGAAAAGACTTAAATATAATGACTTAACAGCATAAAACTATTTTTTAAATTATTTCTATGTTAGCAGAACAACAAACAGAGTGGATAATAAGTAACAACCTTGTAAATAAGGGGTGGGATATAGACAGTGGCTCAAAACTAAAAAACGTATATTTCCAAAAACCTCCTTATAAAGACCAGCAAAAAAAATTAAAAGGGAAAAAGCCCGATTATATTCTTTATCAAACAGGTACAAATAGACCAATAGCAATAATTGAGGCAAAAAAAGGTGGTGTAAATCTTGAACCAGCTTTAGCACAAGCTACGGAGTACGCTAAATCCCTAAATGTTCCACTTGTTTTTGCGATGAACGGAGCATATTGTGAAACTCGTTTTGTGCCAAACAATAAAGAGTTAATTTTAAATGGTGAAGAAGTAAGAGAGCTAATAAGAGAAAAAGAAGCTTTAGAATTTTTAAATTCTAACAGCAACGAAGCTTGGACAATCCCTAAAGAGGTAAAGATTTCTAGGGACGAATTAATATCACAATTTAAAAACCTAAACGATGTATTAAGGGGAGAGGGTCTAAGAGCTGGGATTGAAAGATTTGGTGAGTTTGCAAATATCTTGTTTCTAAAATTGTTAAGTGAGGGTGGTGAGAAATCATGGTGGAATTCCATAAAAGCACAATCAAATGATGATATTATAGGGTACGTAAATAGTTGTGTTATAAACCAGATACAAAAAAAATATAAAGGAGATGTTTTTACTCCAATCTCAATTAAAAATCCTGAAACGCTTAGACATATTATTGACGCAATCGATCCGCTTGTTTTATCCACAATAGCAACAGATATAAAAGGAGATGCTTTTGAATATTTCCTAGAGAAGACAGCTTCAACAGAGAATGACCTAGGAGAGTATTTTACGCCAAGAAATGTTGTAAGAACTATAATCAATCTTGTTGACCCTAAGTTTAAAGAAACAGTTTATGACCCCTTTTGTGGTACAGGGGGATTTTTGACGGAGGCTTTTAACTACATAAAAGAGAATAACATCATTGAGGGAAAAGAAGATTTAAGGAGACTGAAAAATGAGACGCTGTATGGCAGGGAAATAACTACAACCTCTAGAATTGCGAAAATGAATATGATTTTGCATGGAGATGGGCATAGTGGCATACAGCAAATAAACACCCTGACGAATCCTGACTACTTATTAGATAATGGCGACAAGCAAAAATTTGACGTTGTTATTACGAACATGCCATTTTCTCAGACTATAACCACAAAAACCACGGAAAATGGAAAAACAAAAACGGAGAATAAAATATCCCCTCTTTACTATAATGGAATCTCTAAGAATAGTGGCGACTCTGCTTGTGTCTTACATTGTCTAAATGCACTAAAGGAAGGTGGCAGAATGGCTCTAGTTGTGCCTGAGGGGTTTTTATTTAGAAAAAGCACCATAGAAGTTAGGAAGTTACTATTATCAAAAGCAAAACTACAGAGCGTTATTTCTTTACCACAAGGAACATTTTTACCGTACACTGGGGTTAAAACAGACATTCTTTATTTTGTTGATGCACATAAACCGAATAAGCAGAAAAATTACTGGTTTTTTGATGCTAAAAATATTGGAGTTACACTGGATAATCACAAGACGAAAATTAATGGAGACAACGATTTCAAGAGGATAGAAAGTTCTGATATTAAGAAAGTAGATAAACATCCAGATTTGCAAAACAATATGCTTGCCGTTGGTTTTGAAATCATAGACTTAGAGAAAGTTAAGAATAATAACTATAACCTTGTCGGAAGCGTTTATAGAGAAATACAAAAAAACAGTCGTTATCCTTTCTATAAATTAATCGATATTATGGAATTTACTCGGGGATATTCTTATAAGAGTTCTATATTAGCAGATGTAGGTATTCCCATGTACAACTTAAAATCAATTAAGAAGGACTTATCTTTAATTTATGACTTTAAGTACATAAATAAAAAAATTGAAATTGCGGATAAATATAAATGTTCTGAGGGTGCATTGTTAATGGCTATAACCGACCTTACTCCGACTTCTGAAATAATTGGGAGGACTACCATCGTTGGCGAGGATGGGTTATTTTCTATGGATTTGGCAAAGTTAAAAATCAATCAATCAATTTGCCTACCTAGATATTTACATTATTTATTGAATGGTGATGATTTTTTAAATGAAGCAAGAAAGTTTTCAGTTGGGAATAACGTTAAGCATTTGAATTTAGAGAATATTCTATCTATTCACATACCACTACCTACACTAGAGGAACAAAAAAATATAATTACAGCACTAGATAGTAAGCAAGAAACAATAAAAAAGAAAAAATTAGAAATTCTTAATCTTAAAGATCAGATTGATGATAATATAGATTCTGTTTGGAGTTTGTAATATGTTAAATAAAAAATAACCTCTCTCAAAAAATGAATAAAGAAACACCCAAAAAAGCAGGGAGACCTGTAAAAAACATAATAGAGCCTATAGAAGACACTCCTGAGAATGTGGCGAAAGTAGTTATGATGAGAAATGGGTAAGATAGTATATAATTCCCTAATATTGCTTTTTAAAGCTAGCACTCTTATAATCTTGAGTGCTAGTTTTTTTAGAATTAACTATTT